TGAATATATCATGGAAAGATTTAAGGTCGGGTTAACTGGACGAGGATCCAATACAGCAAACCCACCGATGGCGGAGTTCAAGAAACCTGTGTTTGTTAAAACACCTCTATCAGAACTCCAAAAGATATCAGAACTAAATAATTCACACCCAGCAAAAGAATACCTTCTCAAAAGACAAATTCCAGAAAAATATCTTTCTAAATTTTATTACGCAGAGGATTTTCATGCTTGGGCCAAAACAGACACAAAACTTAAAGAGTCTAGAATCGTCATCCCCCTCATGTCCAAAAGTGGAAAACTTTTTGGATTCCAGGGGAGGGCTCTTGACAAAACTGCAAAACTACGCTATATTACTACCATCCTGGATGATAAGTACGTTAAATTATTTGGACTTGATTCTTTAGATTTCGATAGAACCATCTATGTCACAGAGGGTCCATTTGACTCTCTTTTTCTGTCTAATGCAATTGCCATGTGTGGATCTGATGTGTACCTGGAAAAGTCTATTTACCGAGACAGAATTTTTGTATTGGATAATGAACCACGAAATCTTCAAATTGTCCAGAGGTATGACAAGCTTATCACTGCAGGAGAAAAGGTCGTTATTTGGCCAAGCACCATAAAAGAAAAAGATATTAATGATATGGTTATTTCTGGACTCAACCCACAGGAAATAATCAAAGAAAACACATTTCAAGGGTTGGAAGCTAAAGTTAAATTTACTACATGGAAGAAAGTATGAGTAACGGTACTAAAGTAAAAAAACGTAATGGTACTCTGGAATCTTTAGATTTGGACAAGATTCACAATATGGTTGAATGTGCCTGTGGAGGACTTGCTGGAGTAAGTGCATCCCAAGTTGAAATTCAATCTGGATTACAATTTTATGATGGAATTACAACTGATGAAATTCAAGAAATCTTGGTTCGGTCAGCTAGTGACCTCATTAGTCTTGATAATCCAAATTACCAGTATGTTGCTGCTCGTCTTCTTTTGTTCGGCTTATATAAACAAGTCTTTGGAGCTAATTGGAAGAACGGGTTCCCTTCAATAGGTGATCACCTGTACCAAGGTATCATGAATGGTGTATATGATAAAGCCCTATCTGGTAAATACACTGATGAAGAATGGGATAAAATTAATTCCTGGATTGATCACGAAAGAGATTATATTTTTACTTATGCTGGTCTTCGTCAAGTAGTAGACAAATATCTTGTGCAGGATAGGAGTTCAAAGAAAATTTATGAAACTCCTCAATACATGTACATGCTAATTTCTGCAACTATCTTTGCAGAATATCCACAATCAACTCGACTAGAATATGTCCGACGATATTACAACGCAATCTCCAAGCACAGAATTAACATTCCAACACCAATTATGGCAGGTGTTAGAACCCCTCTTCGTCAATTTGCTTCTTGTGTGCTTATTGATTCTGACGATTCTCTCAATTCTATCTTCAGCTCTGACATGGCTATTGGCCGTTATGTGGCTCAGCGTGCTGGAATCGGTATTAACGCAGGCAGGATCAGAGGTCTCAATAGCAAAATTCGTGGTGGCGAGGTTGCCCATACTGGAGTTATACCCTTCCTCAAGAAATTTGAAGCGACGGTCAGATGTTGCACTCAAAACGGCATTCGTGGTGGGTCGGCTACAGTTCACTTCCCTATTTGGCATCAAGAAATAGAAGACATCCTAGTATTAAAAAACAATAAGGGAACCGAGGATAACCGAGTTCGTAAGCTAGACTATAGCATTCAGATCTCAAAACTATTCTACGAGAGGTTTATCACAAATGAAGAAATTTCTCTATTCTCTCCACACGACGTTCCTGGTTTGTATGATGCTTTTGGGACTGATTCGTTTGATGACATGTATGTGGATGCAGAACGAGATCAGTCTATTCCAAGAAAAACTGTAAATGCACAAGAACTATTTCTTGATCTTCTCAAAGAACGTGCAGAGACTGGTCGTATTTACATCATGAATATTGATCATTGTAATTCACATAGTTCTTTCCTTGACAAAGTGAACATGAGTAATCTCTGCCAAGAGATCACACTTCCAACTGTACCAATCAATCATATTGATGATCCACAAGGTGAGATTGCACTTTGCATTCTTTCTGCAGTTAATGTTGGTAAACTTAATAATGTAAATGAAATGGAAGAACTTTGCGATCTTTCAATTCGTGCTTTGGATGAATTAATTGATTATCAAGATTATCCAGTTGAAGCTGCTAGAGTTTCTACAAAGTCTCGTCGTTCACTTGGAATCGGTTATATTGGGCTTGCACATTATCTGGCTAGACATGGTGTGAAATATGAAGATCGTGAGTCTTGGAAACTAGTCCATGATTTGACTGAATCATTTCAATATCATCTATTGAAAGCTTCTAATAAACTTGCTCAAGAAAAGGGTGCATGTGAATATTTTAATCGTACAAAGTATTCTCAAGGAATTCTTCCCATCGACACCTATAAAACAGATGTAGACGAAATCGTACCTAACGAACTGAACTATGATTGGGAGACTTTACGTTCCGAGATTCAAACACATGGTCTACGACATAGCACGTTGTCCGCACAAATGCCTTCGGAAAGCAGTTCCGTTGTGTCAAATGAAACCAACGGAATTGAACCACCTAGAGATTACTTGTCCGTTAAGAAATCAAAGAAAGGTCCACTTAAGCAAATTGTTCCTAGCTATCAAACCCTCAAGAAGAACTATACGCTTCTTTGGGACATGCCTAATAACACTGGTTACATTAATATTGTTGCTGTGATGCAAAAGTTCTTTGATCAAGCAATCAGTGGTAACTGGAGCTACAACCCAGAAAACTATCCAGATAATGAAGTGCCAGCATCAGTAATGGCACAAGATCTACTGACAACATATAAGTATGGCTGGAAGACATCATACTATCAAAATACATATGATAGTAAATCTGATGGTGATACGGAAGAGAAAACGGATGCTCTATCACAACTAGTCTCACAACTAGAGACCGAAGACGACTGCGAAAGCTGCAAAATCTAAAGGAGAATTTACATGCAATTCATCAAAAATACAAACAGTGAAATCAAGGGCATGACCGTATTTAATAGTAATCATGTAGATACCAAAAAGCAACCAATGTTTTTTGGTAAGCCACTTGGAGTTCAAAGATATGATAGCTACAAGTATCCTATCTTTGAAAAGCTAACTCAACAACAACTTGGATATTTCTGGAGACCTGAGGAGGTCTCCCTCCAAAAAGATCGTGCAGATTATCAAACTCTTCGTTCTGAGCAAAAGCATATCTTCACTTCCAACCTGAAGTATCAGATCATGCTTGATTCGGTACAGGGTCGTGGTCCTGGTCTTGCATTTATTCCATACTGTTCACTTCCTGAACTGGAAGCTTGCATGACCATTTGGGAAACTATGGAGATGATTCATAGTCGTTCATATACCTACATCATCAAGAATGTATATTCAGATGTGACAGAAGTATTTGATACTATTCTAGATGATGAAAAGATTCTAGAACGTGCAACTAGTGTAACTGAAGCATATGATGACCTAATTCAGTGTGCTCATCAATGGGATTCTGGAACTCTTTGGGAACTAGGAGATCATCCAACTGCACAGATTGAACTCAAGGAACTGAAGCGAAAGCTTTATCGTGCAGTTATGAATGTGAACATTCTTGAGGGTATTCGTTTCTATGTTTCATTTGCCTGCAGCTTTGCATTCGGTGAACTAAAACTCATGGAAGGATCTGCAAAGATCATTTCTCTAATTGCTCGTGATGAATCTCAGCATCTTGTGATCACTCAAAACATTATTAAGAACTGGAAGAATGGTGATGATCCTCAGATGTTAGATATTATTGCTGAGGAAGAAAATAATGTTAAGCAGATGTATGTTCGTGCAGTTAATGAAGAAAAGGCATGGGCAGAGTATCTGTTCAAGGATGGTTCTATGATTGGTCTAAATGCTAAACTACTTTCTTCATATGTTGAGTATATTGCAAATCGTAGAATGAAAGCAATTGGTATTAAGCCAATGTTTGACATCTCTATGTCAAACAATCCTCTTCCTTGGACTGAGCATTGGCTTAACTCTAGGGGAGTTCAAGTAGCACCCCAAGAAACAGAAATTACTTCATACGTAGTAGGTGGAATTAAACAAGATATGACAAATGATATCTTTAGTGGGTTTAAACTTTAATTTTTAATTCAAACTGAAGTTGAGCATCATATAAATAATAGTGATCAACTTCAGTTTTACCATGAATAATTATATTCTTTACTATTACTTAAGGGAGGACTTTAGTTCTCCCTTTTATGTTGGATATGGGAAACCAAGAAGAATACACGCAAAACATTTGAGAAGTAATGGGGCAAATCTATTACCACTAAGAGAAAGAAGATGGGTTGTGAAATCTGGTTTATCTAAAGAAGAAGCAATAGAGTTAGAAATAAAACATATAGCACTTTGGAAAAGAGAGTGTGATGGTGGAGTTTTATTAAATCAAAATCTTGGCGGTGAAGGAAAACCTGGAGGACAAAAAACAATAGGTTTTGGTGGAAGAAAACACACCGAAGAAGCAAAGAAAAGAATAAGTGAAAAGGTTGCTGGTAAAAATAATCCAAGATATGGTGTTAAACTTTCACAAGAAACAAGAAATAAAATAAGTCAAAATAGAGCACCAAAATTTGGAAAAGATAATCCAAACTCTAAAACTTGGAAAATCATTTCTCCAGAAAATAAAGAATATATTATTGTTGGTGGATTAAAGAAATTTTGTAAATCTCAAAGTATTTCTTATGCAACAATGAATGCAGCAATACTTTATGACAGAAAAGGACCGAGAAAAAATGGATGGTCAATTGAGAAAATTTAGAGTATCACTACCTGAAGATGAGTGTGTGATGAAACTTCAGGAATATTGTAAGTTTTCTTCTACTTTACTGAATATCCCTGTTATTAAAAAACCATTATGTATTGATGCAAA